CAGCCGCACGGCGGTGGTGCCCTCGATCGTCAGCGTCGTCATCCCGGTTTTGAGCCGCACCCCCCACCACGATTGGCGGAAGTCGTCTACCGCGTGCCAGGACGACGCGGGGTTGTCGCGCTGGTTGACGTTCGATGTACACATATTTATGCGGCGAAAACTGAGGCCGTCGAGATAGATCGCAGCGTCTCTGATGGCGTTGAGATCCGCGCTTGACAACGGGAGATTAACATCTGAAACCCAGGTACTCGGTAAATCTATTCCAGCCATTGATCACCAGGCTATTTTCTTCGTCCCTGATTGGCTTGTGCTCTGGCACAGCCAATAGTCCGCCGTTGCGGGCAGCCCCGTTGCGTCCAAGAGAGAAAATTCGCTCACTGCCCCCGTTTCGCTCGTTGTTATCTTCCTAATGACATGCGCCGCCGCCGACAGGCCGAGTTGTGTCGCCGTAAGGCTCACCGTCTCGCCTACGGTCCTGCTAGGGTCATACGGGCAATCCTTGAGTACGCGCGTGGCTCTAGCTGTGCCGTAGAATGACAAGGCCATCTGCGCGAGCCGTGTCGCGTGGCTCTTGGTCTGGATATACGGGTTGTCTTCCAGTGTCTTGACCGGCGTTCCGCTGCCCGCCGTCACCACCGCTCCGACGCCCGCCGCGATCGGCTCACCCTTCAGCACAATCCTGTTTATCACAAACGGCTTGGCCGTCGTGTTAATGATGGTTAAGGTAATCCGCTGCGCGTCCACCACGATGCTATGGTTATAGCCGAGTGACAGGCTTTGCGGCACAACCGACCCGTCGAAGAACGTCGCCTTCAGGCTCTCATCCTTCATTGCCGTGCCGGTCAAATCAATCGAGCGAACCGGCCAGCGCGGTTCCAGGTAGATGACGACCGTCGCCGACGCTTCTACCAATCGCGGCGTACTATCGTTGACGACCTCTTGCATCACATGCACCGTGCGCGGGATGTACGAGCATGTCACTTTCGCTGCGTACTCGCCTGTGTTCGCCTCTTCCGAGATGTCGGCATAGATGCTCGATGTAAAGGTAAGGGATGGCGTACCGACCATCGTCAACGGTTGCTTGTACTTGACGACGCCGTTTTCATCCTGGTAGAGTTGCCCGCCTGCCGCCCGCGCGAGCTTCAGGCACTCCGCCCATCCATCTTCGCCCGCTACCCAGGTCCAATCCGGTGCGAGTATCGCCTGTTCGCAGTCGTAGTAAAAGGCCGCGCTCGGATACGTGCCGCTCTGCGCGTTCGGGCGCCCGCCCGCCTGCCAGAGTATCCAGTTGACCAGCCCGGCGACATACGCGCCGTTGGTGGGGTCTTCTACGCTACTCGCACTCGTCTTGGTCGCAATCGGGCGGCGAAAATACGCCGGGCTGTACAGGTCTTTCGTGCGGTTGCTTAAGTCCTGGATAATCGATTCACATTCGAGCGTAACGGTTTCCAGGTCGCCGCTCCACGACTGAACGTAGCCGGTGAAGCTCTTCGCGCTCGTCGCCGTGCGGGTGAACGTAATGCGGATTGGCAGCCGTGCGAGCGTGTAGGACGACACGGCAGTTCTCAGCACCTCAACACTGGCGGTCATCGTCGCCTGATCGCCAAAGCCTGCGGGGTTGTTCTCGTTTGAGGTCATCTCGCCAGAGGTTTCGACGCTGATGATGTTGGCGTCGGCGATCGTGACCCAGGAGCCGGTATTGACTTCGACAAGGTAATCAAGAGTATAATCCGGCATTAGACTTCTCTGAGAATGAGGGTCAAATCAAACTTATAGTTATTCGCCTTGTCGGTACTCACCACCTCCTCGTACTCATCATCCGAGACGTTTAGCACCGTGTAGGACGCCGCGTTAAAATCGACGTAGGCGAATGACGTCGTCTTCGCGCGAATAGCGAACACCGCCGCCTGGGTAACGGTGTTCGCTTTCGGCCATTTGAGCGTGAAGGTAAACTTAAAACCCCGATGCAGGTAGTTCGTCGTGCCGTCGGCAGCCTCAAGCACGCGCCCGATCTTGCGCCGCGTGCGGGTCAGTTCTAGCGGTCGCTGCGGGTTGGCGGTGTTCGTCGGACTGCCGCTGTACGTCGTGCCGTCAATGATTAAATCTGCCATTAGTTGACCAGCTTCCCACTTAACCCGCGCACCGCGCCGGTTGTGTCCCTCTGCGCGCCCGTAATATCGCCGCCCACCGCCCTGACCGCGCTTTCAACCGCCGCGACTGCCGCCCGCAGGCCCTCAAAGGCGCCGCCCAAATCGACCGCGCCCGGCGCGCCTGCGGCTGCGGCTGGCGTTGTGGGTACGCCGCCTGTGGTGCTGGGGACCGCAGGCACGCCGCCGGCCCGCGCGCCGATCCGGTTCAGCGTCGCCTCCTGGTCCTGGTACAGCGCGTTCACGTCGGACACAGCCTTGCCTTCACGCTGGGCGTTCGCGATCTTCGCTGCCGTCGCGCGCTCGGATGCCGTAAGGATCTTGCCGGTCTGCTGCTCGTACTTCGCCTGCTCATCCGCGAGCTGCTTATCCCGCTCAGTCACAATGTCACTGCCCTGATTGCGGATGTTGTCGAGCCGCGCCTTATCCGCCGCCTCTTGCAGCTTCTTCACGCCCTCCAGGTACTCGGCCTCGCCGGTCTTGCCGTCCTTCTTAGCTTTGTCGATCTCGCCTTGCAGCCGGGCTTCCGCCTCGATCGCCTTCCTCGCTTCGTCCAAGAAGTGCTGCGCGGCGTCCGCGCCCTTGGTCTTCGCGATCTCGTTCGATTCGAGTACTGCGGCCTCAAACTTGGCCGACATCGCCTTGCGCAGCCCCTGGTCCTCGATCCCGGCTAGCCCTTCGTAGAAGCCCGCGCGACTATCAAGCCGGTCTTGGTCAAAGGCGGCTTGCGCGGCCTTCATCCGCTCGCGTGCCTGGTTATCGATCTCGATGAGCCGCTGCTGATGCGCGGCCTCGGCGTCTTCGGCCTGGTTCTGGTAGCGCTCATCCGTCGCCAGCAGCGAGTTATTGAGCTTCTGCTGATCGGACAGGCGCACACCCCCGCCAGCCTTCGCCGCCTTACCAGCCTTATCTTGTGCCTGAATCAACTTCGTCTGTGCGTTGATGGCCTCGGCACTGTTCGCACCGAATATCCGGCGCTGCCGCTCGTATTCGGCGGTGAGCAGCTTGACCTTCGCGGCAGTTGAGCCGGTCGCAAGCGTCTGTGCGTTCTGCGCAGCCGTCGCGCGTTCGGTCTGGACAGCAAGGAACCCCTGGTTCCGCGCTGCTGCGCCCGTGAAGCGCGCAATCGCATCGCCACCCGTCTCCGGACGGCCAGAGGCAATATCTACTGACGCGGCAGCTTTTGCTGCGGCGAGCCGATAGAAGGCGGCGGTTAGCACATCGATGAGCTTTGACGAACCTGCGAGCCGTTGCGCTTGAGATGCGCCAGCCGCGCCAGCGGCAAGTAGCGCGTTGGCGCCGTTCTGCGCGGCCTGTGCGAGCTGCGCGTGCGCCACGCCCGCCGTCTGCGCGTCAATCGCCGCAACCTGCTCGGCGTTGGCCGCCCGCGTTGCGGCCTCGGCTGCTGCGTCGTGACTACTGGCAAGCAGACGGCTCTCGCGCGATTCTTCAGCCGCCGCCTGACGCGCCCGCTCTTGCTGCACCTCCAGGACGGAGATAGCCCCCGCAAAGCGCTCGCTGCTCAACCCTCCAAGCTGATAGGCGGCAACGAGGCCATCCACTGCCGCCTTGCCTTCCGCGCTGCCCTGCGAAACCGCGATGATGCGGTCGATCAGGATGCTTGACGACGCGCCCCAATCCTGGTTCGCGAGCGAGCCGGCCTGAATAGCATCCCCAAACTCGCGCACCTTCGCCATCGCTTCGGCGGCTGATAACCCGCTTTTGATGAGGCTCTGCGCATAGGCGAACTGCTGTTCGGTCAGCCCGCCGAGCTGCGCGCCGAATGGCGCGAGCTGGTCATTGGCCGTCTTAAGGTTCTGCTGATAGACTTGGAAACTCCCGGATACCGCGAGTACCCGATCTTGAAGCGCCGCAAGCTTGGCGTCGGCGTCCGCGAGTGTGCCGATCCCGCCTGCCACAATGACCGCGACCTTCGTCGTGACCTGTGCCGGCACTTTTAGCAGTTGCCCGACGAGCAGCCCGATCTTCGCCTTTGCGTTATCCGCCGCCGCCCCCGTCCGTGCGAAGTCCGCGACCATTGAATCGACCGCGCCGCCGGTCTTTCCCATCGTCTCATTGCCCTGGCGAATGACCTCGTTGATGAGCGCCTGCTTTTGCTCCGCCTCTGTCAGTGAGTCAGCGGTCCTGCCGAGTTGTGCCGCATACGCCTTGTTCGCGTCCTCAGCCTTGACGATAACGCCGACGTTATCCAGGATGAGCCGACTGCCGCGCCCTAAGCCGGTCACTAGGCTATCAAAGGCGAACTCAACCGAGATGCCCATCTGCTGGGCACGGTCGCGGGCGATAGCCAGGAGCGGCCCAAGCTGTTCTGCGTTCTGTGCGACCCCTAGCAGGCTCGCCTTCATCGCCGCCAGTTGCAGCGCGGTATCGCTGATTGTACCGGCGCTCGCTTGCCGGAGCGCGTTCAGCATTGCATCGCCGGTTGTGCCGGCTTGCTTTGCCAGTTGCTCAAAGCGGATACTGGTTTGTTGCGCCTCTGCGCCGACCCGCGCAAGGTCAACCGCGCCGCGTATGAGCGCCCCGGCACCGAGCGACAACCCAAGCGCGCCGAACGTGCTATTAAGCCCCTGAAGCGATGAGGTGAGGGTTCGTGACGTGCCGCTGAGTTGGCTCTGAAGAGTGACGAGTTGCTTTTGTGCGTTGACGGTCTGCACGGTCGTGCCGGACTGTTGCGCTAAGGCCGTAGTCAGACGTTGCACCGCGCTTGCCGTGTTGCCCTCGGCCACGTCGAGCCGCGCCTGTGCCTGGGCTAGTGAGAGCGTGCTACTCGCGGCGGCGCGTTGCCCGGTCGCGAGTGTGCCGCCCGTCGTGCCTGCGAGTTTGATGCCAAGCGCGTCCGTCTGGCGCATCCGCGCTTCGAGTTGCGTTAGGAGCGCCGCAAGACCGACATCGACACCGCGTACGTTGACAACAACTTCGCCCGCGACGGTCATCGCTCACCTGTTCGCGTTGCGTGGGGGTGTATACTTGGAAGAAACAGGAGTGCCATATGCTGTACCTGCTCATCTGGATACTCTGCGGTCTCGCGGCGATGGCGATCTATCGCCAGAAACGACGATCAGGACTGATCGCGCTGCTGGGCGGTCTCGTGCTTGGGCCACTCGGCGTTATCCTGGCACTGCTGACTCCCGCACTCCCACCGCCGCCGCGCCCACGGGTCTGCCTATCCTGCCACAAGATCAGTCCCTACGATTCGGACATCTGCCCGTTCTGTGTGGGCGGTCGTACCATCCCGACCTAGCCGTTCATCTGCGCCTTGAGCTGCGCGAGTATTACATTCGTCTGCTCGTCCAGCCGTGCCCGCTCTTCCTCGCTCTGCTCCTCGCGCGGCTTGTGTGGTGCGTCGGTCTCGAACGCCTGAAGGGGGGTATGCAATACGCCCCCACTGGCCGGCGGTGCCTCAAGGTAGCCCGTCCGCGCGTCGGAGATGGCTGGCGCCGCTTCCTGCTCCGTGTCCTGCTGCTCGGCTACGAGACGTGCGACAGCCACGGTCAGGTGTGAGCGCGTGCGGAGCAGCCGAAGCATCGCGATACGAGACAGGCCGTGCTGGAACGCCAGCAGGTCAACCCAGCGGTCAAGCTGCCTTGCGGCGTGCTCGCGCTGGCTTCGTGTCCTGTCCGCTCGCGTCGTGTGCGCGAGCAAGCTCATTGGCGATGGCGGTGACCTGTCCATAGTTCATCTCGGTCAGCGTGTTGATGAAGTCGGCGATCTGCTCGACCGTCCCGGCCTGTTTCTCGACCATCTGGCGCGCCTGCTCGTCGTTGAGTGACGGCACGACGAACCCGTAGCGGAAGTAGCCCGCGAACAGCGCCACGTTGTCCCGCGTGCCGTCCTCTTTCCATGCCCGCGCGCGCACGTCCTCACGTTCGGGGAGCGTCAAGCCGCGCACGCGGATCTTGAGTGGCGCGCCGTTCTTCGTCCAGCCCCAGACGGTCAAGGTCTCGTGCGGGAGATCGTCAGCGGCGAGGATGTCCGCGAGTGTAGCGTAATCCTCGCCCGCATCAAGAGTACTCTTCGTGACCATTAGGCTACCGTGAAGGCGCCGTTATTGCGCAGCGACGCCTCAAAGGTTGAAGTCCCTTTGGCGTCGTGGCCGAGCTTCACGTTCTCGATCAACGAGAGCGTGCAGACGATCGAGTAGCCGGCGACCGACACGAGCGTCGTCTTGATGTCGGTGCCGCCGGTCAGCGCCGTGATGATCGCGGTCTGACTCGCGTCCTTGCCACTCGGCACGGCGCCCTTGATGCTCGCCTTGAGCGCCAGGCTCGTGCGCGACTGGTAGAGCGTGCCGCCGTCGTTCAGGAACGGTCCCAGCGTCTCCACATCCTGCGTAATATCACCGTCCCACGAGGTGATGAAGATGAGCGCGGTATCCGCCGTGCCCTGCGTAACCTTGCCGTCTTTGCCCTGAATGGGTAGTGCCATGATGGTTGCTCCTTAGCTACGTAGAAGTTTGCGGATCTCCGCCGCGACCTCCGCTTGCACGTCGATCGCCTCTTTTGCCGGTGTCATATAGGGCTGGGCGGGCGACACGCTCGTGCCATATTCGACAAACGCCGCGTAGTCCACGCCATCCCCGCCTGCGATGACCTTGCGCGAGAGCGCGTCATCGCCGCCCTCAACCCGGATGCTATCTCTGAGTGCGCCCGTATCGACCGGGGACAGTTGCCGCGCGACATCGGCGATCAGGTTCGCCCCCCGCTCAATACCCGTCTCGATTGCTTCAGGGAGGCCCGCGCGTATCCGATCCATGCCAGCAGTGTTGACCGTCATTCGTCGTCTCCCGTCAGGTAGGGGCCGGCGCCCGGCTGTTTCTTCTCGCGCTGCTGCTCCAGTGCCGCCGAGAGTCGATCGAGCGCCAAAATCAGCCGCTCCAGCGTGTTGCCGGTCGTCTCGTCGAGCCTGATGACGATCTCAGTCGGCAGTGACGCCATCTACGACTCCTCCGCGTCCGGTACGCGGCGCATGTAGTAGAGCGCGCCGCTGTCATTCAGGAGTGGCCCGATCGTTTCGATTGCCTCGTCTTTCAGCGGCTGCGGCTTCCCCATTTGCTCACGGAGCAGCGCGATAATCTCGTCAAGGCGCTGGCAAATCACAACCGTATCCGTATAGACCCGATAGTCATCAAGCACCGGCATTAGTAACCTCCTCGCTATCCGGTATTGGAATAATGCTTGCGCGCACGTTTGGTATCATTCGCTTGGCATAGGCCACGAGCCGCGCGCCGTCCTCTAGCACGTTGTTCTCATGTACTTCCATCACAAGCCGATCGACCTGTTTGAGCAGTCCCCCCATCCCATACAGGATTTCGTACTCGGCGCCCTCGCAATCGAGCTTGAGGAGCGCAATGCGCTCAATACCGTTCTGGTGGAGAAACGACGCAAGCGTGCGGCTCGCGGTCAAAACAGAATGCGACCCCTCCTCTGCAAAGGCGCTGTAATGACCGGTATTCGTGTGGGGATCGCCTGAGATGGTCAGATCGCGCCCATCGGCAGTGACCGCGCAACGGAAGGCGAACGGTAGTACGTTCGTGCATCCGTTCACCTCCAGATTGCGGATGAGACGCTTATGATTTGCTGGTATCGGCTCGAACGCGGCGATCTTGATCCTCGGCCACTTCTTGGCGAGATAACACGACACAATCCCGACGTGCGCGCCAACGTCGATCACCACATCGCCATCCTTAAAGGTCAGGTCTTGCAGCCGGTAGGTTGTGACAATCTCACTAGCAATCGCGTGTTTCACCCCACCGTTCGGATCATCCTCGATATCGAGCGTGATGCCATCTACGACGACCGGCGCGCCCGTCGCAAACACGTCCTTCGTGCCGTTGATGCGCAGCTCCGCCGGGCAATCCACGATCGCACACGGCGCGATTAGCCCCTGCGCCGTCGCTGTACCCGTTTCACTCCAGACGTGGCGGTGATACGGCACCTGCTCAGCTTCGATGCGCCGCGCGATCTCCTCCAGCACGGGCCGCCACTGGGTGTCAATCAAGTTGTCCTGGTCGTGATGCGTGACGATCGCGCTGCTACCAGTCTGTGCCAGTGCTGCGCGCGTCTCGCTGTTCTGTAGGGCACTGTACGCAAGCTCCAGCTGCTCTGCTATCGCTCCGATGTGCGGAAGTCGCCAGAAGCACTCAAGCGGCGACATTGGCCACGGCTCGCTATCTTCTTTTGCGACCAGCCACCCTGCGTAGCAGTTCTCGCTCATCGCCGTCCAGTCGCCGGTAACCACCGGCGTGCCGCATGCCTGGGCCTCAATCAGCGGGATCATAAAGCCCTCGGCCATTGACACGCCGAGGAACACGTCAAACGCGCGGTACAAATCAACCATATGCGCGACAGAACAGCCCATGTTGAGATCGTAGGGCTTGACGAACTCCGCCGCCCCCAAAGCCCCATAACGCTCCAGATGCCAGGGCAATGGCACGGCTTCAGGGTCTTGCTCTGGGCCGCTATAGGCGTGGATATAGAGCCGTGCGTCCGTATGTCTCTTAAAGAACTGCCCGAACGCCTCCAGGTTTTGCGGATAGGCTTTGCGGTTCGGGTAGCCGCGGTTGTGCCCGACCATCCCGACATAAAAGGCGTCCTGGGGCCAGCCCAGACGCTCGCGGGCCTCGCGCTTGCTCCCCGGCGTAAATAGGCGGGTGTCAATACCCTGTAGGACCAGCCGGCTATTTACACCCGCTTCGAGCGCTTGAACGTGCCCGAACCGCGAGAGCGCGATCGGCTGGTAGCAATACTCCGGTGTGAGGCGCTTGGCGATCTCCGGCGCGAGCGGCTCGCTGTCGATCGGGTACCAGCAGGCCCATCGCATCCCGTTCGCGGTCAACTGTGAGGGCTGCTGCGCCCAGACATCCTGGTGCGTAAGCAGCAGATCGGCAGTCATCTGGTGTGCGTTCGCCGCGTGGATGTCGTTCCCGAAGCGCTCGAAGCCACACGGGTAGATGTCGTAGCCATCCCAGCGGAGCTTCCCGGCGTACTGGCCGTAGAACGCGCTGACGCCGGCCTGGATACCGAGCCGAGAGATAAGACGCGGCACGATCAGCGCGGTCTGACTACCATAGCCGCCGTTCTGGACGAGCGGGCTATTCGATCCCCACGCCAGCGAGAGGGGCCGGCCGTTGATGGTGATGGGATCGCTCATGCTGCCTCCAGATAGACGCGCCACTGGTGCGCCGCTGTCCAGCGCCCACTCTCGTCAGGCGGAATGACGATAGGCCGCTCATACTCCGCGCCGATGGTATAGCCTGCTGATGACAGGCTGGCCATGCCCGGCGCAACCGCGTTCATCAGCGTCTCTGCCGCGCCCTGATTTGTCGCAATCGCTTTCACGGTAATAAGCCCGCTCCATCCAAGTTCGTTCAGGCGCTTCTCGGCTCGCCCCCCAGCGTCTTGTGACTGGTAAATCACGAATGGCGGCTCTATATCCTCATCCGCTTGCGCCCAAGAGACCGGGGATGTCGTCAGTGGGTCAAGCGCATCGGAAATCGCCTTGCGAACCAGATACACTGCGTTGTAGATCGGCGTAGGCACTAATGATCCTTCAGTCCGACGATCAGCGAAGTTGAGTATGCTGTTACAGGGAAGACATACACGACATCGAATACCTTGCCGGTACTCACCTGTGTGATACGCTTCCTAGCATTTACAGCGGTCCCCTTCGGGAGTGCAATCCGATGCGTACCGCGCGCTCTGATTTGATCCGCGCCCGTCTCATCCCCGGTCGCGCTCCAGAGATAGCCCGCAACCGTCGCCGTCGCTGTCGTCTCGGTATAGGAACCAGCGCTATCCGATACCTTCGTGACCGTCGTAACCGTCCAGGTCTCGTTCATCGCCGACTCGTCCAGGTCGGTCAAGTCGGCGATGGTGGCGGAGGAGATAAGGGTCATAACGCCGCGTCCCGTGAGTAGCCGTCGTCACGCAGGCCCGCAACCGAGAACGCGCCACCTGCCACAACCCCACCCGCCCGCATCTGCGCGGCTAGGGCGAGCCATGTGCTTACGCGCGTTGCCCACGAGACGCTAAGGCCCGAAGGAAGGGTGACGCTGCCCGGCTGCTGTGCGAAGCGCGTCGCCAACTCACTCGCCAGGAACGCCACCCCGCCGTTAAACGAGTAGAGCGCAATAACCGCGTCGATATGGTCGTCTGTCAGCAGCTCCGTGGCTGCGTCGTTTGACGTGTCGCCAATCAGCGCGCGGGCTTTGTCACTGGCAAGTTCGAGCGTGTCGGAATAGGACAACTGTTATCTTTCCTTTGCCGTGGTACTGCTGCTAGACAGCGCGACGGATCTTGCCTCTGGCGCCTTCGCTGGCTCTGGCAGCGGCGGCTGTCCTGCGGCCTTGCGACGCTCGTTCTCGGCGGCGAATGCGGCTTTGTCGGCGGCGGTCTGCTTCGCAGCGGCGGCTTTGGCTTCACTGAGCTTGTCGCCTTCCAGGAGCTTGCCGTTTGCGTCTATCCACTCACCATCGGCGTTCTTAAAAGCGCCCCCTTCGATTGTGTCAGCCATTGCTCGGTACTCCTTATTCGGCGGGGGCGGGCTTAACACCCGCCCCTTCTTTATTCACCTATATGCCCGGCGGGACTACATAAGTACCTGAGTTGGTCAACAGCGCCGCTGCGCTCACGCGGTTGCGAACGGCAACGCCGAACTCACGCCCGTACTGGCGTGCGCGCAGCGGGTACTGCTCGTCCTCATAATCCAGGCCGAAGTCACCGCTACCCGCCGCGCGGGTTCGCATCATTAGCGGCTTATCCTGCCCGCTCATCCAGGCGACCATATAGTTCGCCGGCACCCACGGCTTGACCCAGACCTCTGCCGCGTCGAAGATGCCGATCGCGCGGTTATAGGCGTTCGACTGGTCGAGCACACCGCGTCCGACTTGCGCGGTTGACGCCGGGATAATGCGCGCGTCGATATAGGCGGTGAAGTTGCTGGTCATCGCGCGTACCGCCGCCTCTTGCGCCTGGTTGATGTAGAGCACCACGGTTCCGCTGTTGAAGTGCTCGCTGACGTTGGTGATCAGCGCCGAGATGTTGGCCGCAATCAGCGAGGCGGTGCCGGTGTAGTGCGTGTGGGTGGCGGCGTTAAACACTTCGCCGTTCGGTCCGATCGGGAGTGGGACGCTATCAGCGTTCGCCAGCGCCTTCACCGGGATCGAGAGCCGATCGATCAGTGCGTCGATAAACGTGTAGTTCGTGGGGGTGAACAGCGCCTTCTTGACCTGCGACTGGACGTTCAGGTTGTCGGCGGTCGTCATTCCCTCGACTTGCGCGACTAGCTCAACCAGCGTATGGTTTTGGAACCACTTGCGCGTCCATTGGATCGCGCCGCCGTAGAGCCGTAGCGGGAAGCCGACCGTCGCACCGGCTGTCACCTTCTGCGCGTCGGCATGACCGAACTCGTCCAGTTCTTGCATGACCATCGTATCCGAGCCACCGATGCCGACAATCCGGTCGGTGGTGCGGTTTACCAGGTCATCAAGCATCATATTCAGGATGGTGTTGTGGGCTTTGAGATAGGCGTCGATCGCGGCGAAGGTTTTATCTTCGCCGACTTCAAAGACGGTTGCGCCGACTCTGACGGATGCCAGGAGGTCGGCTACGGAAAGCGTTCCATAGGCCATGATTCATTCCTCCTAGTATCGACTTTGCTTTAGTTCGGCGCGGGTTGCATCAATGACAAAGCCGACGGGCGCGGTACCGCCGGTGGTAGCGACATCCGAGAGCACGCCCCCGCCTGCGGTCGCGCTCACGTACAAGTCTGCGCCGGGGGTCATGCCCGCGCCGTAGCGCACGCGCACATCCCAATACAGCGTGACGTTCGTATCACCGATCGCGTAGGCTTGCGCGGCATAGCCACGGACCTTGGCGGCGGCGTTGGCGGCAGTTCCGATGGAGTTATAGACTTTGCCATCGGATGCCTTGATGTAGCAGGCCGCGAACGCCGTGAGCGCCTCTCCCGCAACCATGCTACTCAGTGAACAATTGGATGGCGGCGTGGTCGTCGCGAGCGACGGCGTACCGCTTCTGGCTACATCAGCCATATCTTGTGTCTCCTAAAACCCGCCGTAGCGCCCGGTCCTCATCAGCCGTTGCGTCTCGGCGTCGATAAGGTCTTGTTCGGTGCGGCGACCATTCGAGCGCGCTCCGGCATTGATGTCCGGCGCCTGCATGCTATGGGTCGCCTTGGTTTCGAGCGCGGGCAGAAAATCAGCCCACTCTTGCGCGGCGTAGTCGGAGAGCGGCGTTTCCTTCTCGTCCTTCACCACTACCGCGAGCGGCTTATTGTCTTTGCCCGCCTTGGTCTGGATGTCGAGATCGCCCGCGAGCTGCGCTAGCACGCTGGCCTTAAAGCCGGCTGCTTCAGCCGCCTTTGCGATCGTCTTTTCGCGCTTCAGCGCCGCAAGTTCAGCCGTCGCTTGCCCGTTGGCGTCGATCGCCGTCTTCAGCGCATCGGGCTTCCCTAGCGCGATATAGGCGTCGTAAATCTTCGCCTCATCTGTGGTCAGCACGCGCGAGCCTTCGACGGGAACCTTCCCCGTCGCGTCGGCGAGCTGCTGTTTCAGGTTTGTGCGCTGAGTGCGTAGGCGGTGGTTGTCAGCGAGCAGTTCGGATTGCTTTTCGAGGATGCGCATCAGCGCCTGCTCGTCAACCTGCGTGCCGAGTTGCGAGCGAAGATCGGACGCACGGACCTTGCCGCCGTCATCACTACCGCCGCCGTTGCCGGCGCCGTCGTCGTCTGAGTAGCGTGGAAGGAAGTTGATAAGCATCGGTATCGCTCCTTGAGCGTCTAGCCCTCGCCGTGCGAGGGAAAATTGACAACAAAAAAGGCCGGGTACAGAACTATTTAGGTTCTGTACCCGGCCTAGAGTGTCCCTAGTCAGGGTGATGTTCGATTGTGAGAAAGGTAGGCAGCCCTACTGCCACTTACCAGGGCTTCGCTGTTTCTCGGTCAAAGGCGGTCATCTCGGCCGCTGGCGTTGCGCCTGACCCCATTTGGGCAATTGCCCTATTATCTAGGTTAGATCGTGCGGCCCGTAGCGCTCCTCGCGCTTGCGATCGGCGTGCGACTTCACGCTGCGGGGTAGATTTAGATACTCCTCTAGCGCCTTCAATTCGATGATGAGCGCTTCCCGCCGTGCGAGCAAGAGCGCGCGCTGGCGCTCTTCCGCTAGTGTATCACGGTATGGAGTGCTTTGCAAGAGTGTGGTCATCGTTTCTTCTTCTTGACCCTATTCGGCAACCGCGCTATCTGCTTCTTTGTCGTGTGCCTGGCAAACTTCCTGGCGACGGCGGGATTGGTGGCGTAGAGCTTACGCATCTGAGCCTTGCTGCGAAAAGGACTCACTTCTTGCTCTTTCCTTTGCCCTTGCCCATCTTACGCGCCGCCGTCATCCGCGCGACGAACGATGTCTTGGATGATGCCTTCGCCGGTTTGCGTACTGCCATCGGATAACTCCTTATGAACCCGATCCCAATCAACGACGGGCTGACCGAAAAGTCGCCAGGTTGCAAGATGTTCGGCACAATACCCAGACGCCTTACCACTGGGCCACACCTTCTTTCGGCGACAGTTGTAGACGGCGCATATCTTAGGATCAGACCGCTTGGATTTCATCACGCGCCTGCTTTCTGCCCGAATGCGGGCGGCAGTTGCCCGTTCTGTTTTCCGTTTTGCGGTTGCGGCGGTGGCGGCGCTTGCTGCATCTGCTCCAGCATCTGCTGGCGCTGCGCTTCCTTGTCGGCAGCCCACTCTTCGATTTGGGCCGCGTCATAACCCAATTCGGTCATCAGTTGCTTGAAGGGCACGCCTAAAGCACTCAGCTGCACTGCCTGGGCAATCTCCGCCGTGCGGTCGCGTACTTCCGCGTTCTCCCAATTCACGTAGAACTGCGGCGTCTCGTCCATCCCGCCCGGTCCAAACGTATTATTCAGCCGCCGCGCGATGCTTAGGCAATCCTCCCATGCATTCCCCAGTTCGCCCTGACGCGAGCGCACTTTGTTGACCAGCGGCCCCTCTTGCGCCTTGATCGTCTCCGCCGCCGCGATCGCCCGCGTCGCGATAAAGCGACTTATCGGCGTATCGGTGACCATTGCAGCGCGGAACACCCACGCCTCGACAAGCGCCGATATGGGGCTGATGTCGGCAGGATCAACCACCTGCACCTTACCGTTAGGGTTCTCGGTTCCCACCCACGTACCGGGGTCAATCGGGAGCGGGTTGCCGTCGGCATCCACGGGCTTCCAACCGAGTGCAACCAGGATGCGGAACGCGGTCATGTCGGCGGCGGCGAGTTCTAAGACCGCGAGGAAGTTGATCGCGTTCTGCGCTGGCCACGCCTCGCGCGCCTCCATTCCCGCCGACGAACGGAAGTGCGCTATGGGGATACCGAGCGGCGTGCCGTCGCGGTGGAGCCAGGGGATCGGCCACGCAGTATCGTCAACATCCTGTGTCGCCTGCCACGCGCCGGGGAAGCCTTCGTACTTCTCGATCCGATCGGGGAAGTACACGGTTAGACGCTGGCGCGTACGACGCCCGCCGCCAGGATCATACCATACCTCGGTCCAGCGCTTGGTAACGAACAGCAGCTCTTGATCGGGGTCGTCGTTGCGATAGAATGCCTTGCAGCCCTCATTGTCGCCGCCGATAGAACCGTCAATGAAGCGGTTATGGGGGATGAAGCAGGGCCGGCCTTCGTCGTTATCCCAATCGACAATCACAAAGGACTCACTATCGCGGATGCACGCTTCGTGAACGCGGCGCTGTTTGGCGTCCATCCGGTTCGCTTGCCATACGTCCCACGCCCACGCCGCTTCGGGCTTAACGGTATCGGTGAGTGCCACGCCGTTGCCATCGAGTTTGGGAGCGCCGGTCGCGTCGAGGATGGGCTGGAGCGTGCCTTGCTCGTTCGTGTCGATACCGCTAAGAAGTAGCCGCTCCACAACGGCGGTGACGACGATGCGACTGACGTTCAGGCGTAGTCGGTTCCAGTCGGACGCGGTGTCGGTTGTGTCGCCGCCTAAGAACTGGCGCAAGCGGTCGGTGAGCTTGATGAACTGCTCTCCGCTATCGTACTGGCGCGCCTTGAGTACCATTTCCTGGTACGCCTGTTCGTCGGACGTAAGCGCCTGCAAGAGCGCGAGCGTTTCGGGGTTCGATTGAACGGAAAGCGCAAAAGACGGTAGCATCAACGGTATCTCCCATTCGCAGCCGGGCGCGCGTCGTAGGGCAGTGAGAAGCCGGTGGCAGTGTTCATCATCAACTCAGTTAGCGCCCATACCAGCGCATCCATCCGGTTCGGGCTGTCCATCCCCGGAACCCACATCGTCATCTCTTCCTCAAGTGCAACAAACACGCCGACGTGATGCACCTTTCTATGGTCATATAGGATGCTGATCGGCTCGGCGCGCGTCTGCTTCCCCCGGCTAGCGTGAATGCGCCGAACGAGCGGCGCGCTCCTGATTGTGCCGATGACGACTTCGATCATCTCGCCGCCGTTGTTATCCTCAGCGACCAGGCAATCACCGTTCCACGTCTGATAGGCGCGTACCGCCGCCGCCGCCCACAGCTCTGGGCTAGCCTGGATACTGTCATCCGCGAGCACAAAGCCGTGCAACTCTGGCGTGCCCTTGCAGCGGCACATTCCGATACCGGCGGTGATAATACCGGCCTCGTCGCCGCCGCTCGTGGCCGACGGGTCAATAGCCGTGACAATACGTGACAACTCAGGAAGCGCTAGATCCCAGCGCACCGCGTCGATAGTAGCGCGCTTCCACAACGCCCCCGGCATATCCTCTTCGTCGCTAGCTAATATCTCTTGACGATATGCCAGATCGGTCATATCGCTGGTGATCTCGCCTAACGCCGTTTCGCTGATGAACGGATTAGCGTGGCTAGCGAAGTGAAAGACCGCCCATCGCCCGCTGGCATCCGCCTCTGCCTTCTTGTAAAGCTTGGCCGCGTGGCGCGGGTTGCGAGCGCGTGAGCGTTCCAGGGAGCGACGGGAGGGCGGCGTGTAGATAAATACCGCGTCGCCGTCGTTGTCGAGCAGCATCGGAGCGCCCACGAGTGCCCATGTATCCTCGTGCATCAGCTGAAACTCATCGAGAATGAGCAAGTCGGCGTAGTCACCACGGAGCGTATCAGCGTCCCATGCAGTCTTGGCGCGAATACGCGCATCGGAGTGCGGTACTTCGATCAAATGGCGTGTCTCATTCTTGAGTAAGTATCCGCCGTCGAGCGCATCTGCGCAGGCGAGCTTACACTCTGTCCAGAACCGATCAACCTGCTCTTGTGTCGGCGTGGCATAGAGCACGCGCCGCCCTTCCCGGAGCGCGCGCAAGGCGAGGATGGCGACGCCGACGGTTTTACCACCGCGTCTGCCCGCTCGGATAACCTTGCGCTTTGCCGTCGAGGTCAAGAAGTCCTCTTGCTGCGGACCGGGCGCGCGGATAGTGAGCAAGTTGCGGTATGCGCCATCGCTCACTAGGACCCGCCCATCCTCATCCCACATCAACGATCGTGCGATCGTCTCGCGTAGTGAGTCGTATAAAATCGGTTTGGATGGCTGCCAGGGCAGCCCGGTCAGTGACATTACGCTTAACACTTTCAAGGATAGCTGAGATCAACCCCATCGCTTGCTGCGATGTAACCATCTGTTGCATTTCGGTCAGGCGCTTACGCTCACTCTCAATAAGGCGCTTGCGCTGTTCTAAGACGCTTGCAATCTCTCCCCACGCGCGATAGTCCGTATGGCCCTGGCTTATCAGGTCGAGGATAGTACGCATAGCCGAAAGCTGGCCTAGATGGTCCTTTGTTCGCTGCGCCTCTAGTAACTCCATGCGAGCGGTCATCAGTCGTTGCCAGAGCGCCCCGCTTTCGCCGGTATCAACACGACCCAAAAGATCGAACAGGCGCGCATCTAAGACCGCTATTTGCTCGCGCTGCTCCAGAAGTTGCGGGTCATCCAGTGCGAGCGCGTAGGCTTCCCGCATCCGCTGTGGAAGATACTTTGAGTATCGCCCGGTCTTGTAATGCACGCTCGCGATACCACGCGGCGTCGCGCCGCCGTGTACCTGGCATACTTTCATACCCGTTACAGCACGACGACGGCATTGTTGTTTTGTCTTGTAAACTATTGCGGTGCATTGCATCTCAGTACGATAGGTCTCTAATCACGATAGGTATCACGGCTCCACCCGCGCGCACGCGAGGCCGGCGGCTTCGGCCCATCCGATCAGATAATCGCAATAGTGCGGTGATAGCTCAAACCCGACAACCGTTCTGTCTCCGAGCCGATGCGCCGCCTTCAGTGTCGGCCCGCTGCCTAAGAATGGGTCAAGGATAATGTCGCCGGGCTTGCCGTACTTCCCATAGAGCCACAGGAACAGCGCGACGGGCTTCTGCGTCGGGTGTACGCGCCGCTCCCCGCGCTCGCTGTCCTTCATAAGTCCATTCCACATATGCTTGAAGACACGAACGGCGCTCTTGTGATTAGACCAGGCAAGTTCGGCGTCGGCGAAGAAACTATCACCGTTGTCCTTGTCCCACACGATCCAGCAGGTAGAAGGAGGTAGTGCGTTCGCATAGTTATTCGCCCCCCACCAGAACTGTGTGGCCTTCGGGAATAGGTCAAGCATCAACAATGCCGTTTCGATGGCGGTGGCGGGGCTATCATCTCCCATGACGGGCGGGTATATGCCTTGCTCGATAAT